TTGTTGACTACGTGGCACAGTATGCTGACAGCCTCCAACAGACTGGTGCCAATCTTGGTAGCAATGGTGCCACGCTGCCCCGCAATATTGAAATATCATCGATGACATTCCAAAATCTCTTGGACTCCAGCTCATCGGTCTTCCTTGTGGCACAGGCCACACAGTGTTGGTTTGAGTCAGTGAACTTCCGTGGTAGCCTGGGCACTGCCCCGACCACGGCTGCTGCCAATCTCACGGGCACTGAGTTCAGTGGCGTATGTGAACAGGTCACCTTTGATCGATGCCGCTGGCAAGGTCTGACCTACGGTATCAATACCGCACAGCCCATAGCCAGTGTCACTGTCAGCAACAGCGCCTTCTACGATCTATATCAAGGCATCGTGCTTGCTGATCCCACCGCAGTATCAGGTGGACCCACTGGATTCCGTGCCGTGGGCAACTTTTTTGACAACATATATGCGCAAGGCGTGATATACGGGCAAGCCAGCCTGTGTGCCACGGCCTATAACATTTTCTATAGTGTAGGTAATGAACTGGGCGGAACACCAGTCACACCAGTAATACAGTTTGCCAATGATGTGTGTGCCAGCATCAGTGACATGTTCGAGCGCACTGACAGCGAAAACAATCAAGTAGCTCGTGTATCTGTATCTACCACGACTCCAGCAGCCGATGCTCCGGGCACAGAACTGCAGTTAGGTCGTTACGCCAGGCTCAATGGACTCACTGCCAACATCCCTGACAACAGCAGCGGAACCACGGTAGCTACGACCAATCCCAATCTGGTGCGTGCATTCAGCATGGATTATACCATGGTGCGTGAAAGCAATGTGCGCCATGGACTGTTCACTGTGACTTCGGCCGGTGCAGGTACCGCTGTGTTCACTGATGATTATGTTGAAACTACCAACATCGGTGTGGTGCTTTCGGCAGCGCAGACTGGTGCCAACTCCTTGGTAGTCACTGCCAATTCCACCAGCACTGGCGACAGTGTGTCTTTAACATATAGCATTTCTCACCTCGCTTGAACTGGACCGGGGATTATACCCAACGATTGCGATCGTGGGCAAGGCTTCGTGAATCCGTTATGGGCCAGAGTCAGGACATGGCCTTGCTGTCAATCAATGATTGGTGGCTTGATCTACCTTGGTGTCCTTATCGATTGCACTGGGACGATTGGCGCACTTGGCCAGATCCCTGGCAATTGTTAGAAGAAAACCATTTCTGTGATCTTGCTCGGGCCCTGGGAATCCTGTATACTGTACACTTTTGCGGAATCGCCTCGACTGTGTCCTTAGCACAAACTTCTGATCAACATTTAGTCCTAGTTGATCATGGGAAATATGTGTTGAATTGGAGCCCAGGTCAGTTGTTAAATATCTCATCCCAAAAAATTACCATAACTAAAACGCTTGACAGCGTGGTATTACCACAATTAAAGAGTTAGAACATGACGCAAATACAAGTACAAAAAAGAAACGGAACCAAAGAAGTATTAGATCTAGAAAAATTACATCAAGTAGTATTTTGGGCCACAGAGGGCATCACAGGAGTATCAGCATCAGAAGTAGAAATCAAAAGCCATATACAATTTTACAACGGTATCAAGACCGCAGACATACAAGAAACCTTGATTAAGTCAGCTGCTGATTTAATCTCAGAGGAAACTCCCAACTATCAATATGTAGCCGGCAGGTTGATATGCTATCACCTGCGCAAACAGGTCTATGGTCAGTTTGAACCTTGGCACATCCTGGACTTGGTACGACAGAATGTCCAGGCTGGTTTTTATGATCCAGAATTGTTGACCGCATACACCCAGGACGAATGGGACAAGATTAATGCTTTTATCAAGCACGATCGCGACGAAGAACTGACCTATGCAGCCATGGAGCAGTTCCGCGGCAAATATCTGGTGCAAAATCGCGTGACCAAGGACATCTACGAAACTCCCCAGGTCGCTTATGCCTTGATTGCGGCCACCTTGTTTAGCGGGTACCCTCGCGAAACACGCATGATGTGGGTGCGCGATTATTACGACGCTATCAGCATACATCAGATCAGTCTGCCCACTCCGGTCATGGCTGGTGTGCGTACTCCTCAGCGACAGTTCAGTTCGTGTGTGCTGATCGAGACCGGAGACAGTCTGGATTCGATCAACGCGACTACAAGTTCCATAGTGAAATATGTAAGCCAAAAGGCAGGCATCGGCATCGGCGCCAGCAGGATCCGCGCCATAGGCTCGCCGATACGCAACGGAGATGCGTATCACACCGGCGTGATTCCATTCTATAAACTATTCCAGGCTGCCACCCGCTCATGTAGCCAAGGCGGTGTACGCAATGGTGCAGCCACCTTATATTACCCTGTATGGCATCTTGAAATAGAGGACCTGTTGGTCCTTAAAAACAACAAAGGCACAGATGATAATCGTGTACGCCATATGGACTATGGCGTACAATTCAACAAAGTCATGTATGAGCGCTTGCTAGGCAACGGCGATATCACGCTGTTTTCTCCGCACGATGTGCCTGAGATGTTTGATGCTTTCTACACCGATGTGGATCGCTTCCGTGAACTGTATGAGCGGGCCGAGCGCAACACCAAACTGCGCAAGAAGACTATCAAGGCCGTGGATCTATTCACCCGATTCATGCAGGAACGCAAAGACACTGGCCGGATCTATCTCATGAATGTAGATCATGCCAATACTCATGGCAGTTTCCTGCCAGAGGTCGCACCCATCCGCCAGAGCAATCTCTGTTGCGAGATTAATCTGCCCACTCGACCACTCAATGACATCAATGATGATCAAGGGGAGATCGCGCTGTGTACCTTGAGTGCTATCAACTGGGGTGTGTTCCGTGATCCTGAGGACATGGAAAAGGCCTGTACACTGACAGTGCGAGGTCTGGATGCCTTGCTGACCTATCAGGACTATCCTATCTTGGCCGCTGAGATCGCCACAGACAAGCGCAGGCCCTTGGGCGTGGGTATCATCAACTTGGCCTATTGGCTGGCCAAGAATGATCTCAGTTACAGCGATCCTGCTGCCTTGCCCGAGATCGATCGATGGGCACAACACTGGAGTTACTACCTGATCAAAGCATCAGTGGATCTAGCCAAAGAACACGGTGCATGTCCAGCCAGCAACGAGACAAGATATCACAGTGGTATCCTCCCAGTTGATACCTATAAACGCGAAGTTGATGAATTGGTACCACATGTGGATGCGGTGGACTGGACTGGATTACGAGCACGCCTACGCGAACACGGTATCCGCAACAGCACACTCATGGCCCTGATGCCCGCGGAAACTTCGGCACAGATCTCCAATGCTACCAACGGCATAGAACCTCCACGCAGTTATGTGTCGATCAAGCAGAGCAAAGATGGTGTGCTCAAGCAAGTGGTACCCGAATTCCGCCGCCTCAAGAACAAATATGAGCTGCTATGGGATCAGCGATCACCCGAAGGCTATTTGAAAATCATGGCAGTTCTGCAAAAATACATTGATCAAGGTATCTCCGTGAACACTTCGTATAATCCGCAGCATTACGAAGATGAGAAGATTCCAATGAGTGACATGCTTAAACACATGATCATGTTTTACAAATACGGTGGTAAGCAATTGTATTATTTCAATACCTACGACGGCCAAGGCGAGATCGATCTGGATAAGTTGAATCAAAAATCAGTAATGATTGAATCAGTTGATATGACTTTGCAAGCCGACGATGCCGACTGCGACAGTTGTAAAATATAGAGGTCACAATGAGCGTTTTAAATCTAAGAAAAAATAGAGATCATACACAGAGCCTGGCCTTCCTGGATCCTCAAGGCGGCGTGGGCATGCAGAGATATGACACACTAAAGTATCGCCAGTTTGACAAACTCACTGACAAACAATTGGGATTCTTCTGGCGACCAGAAGAAGTTGATGTATTGCGAGATGCCAAAGATTTCAAAGATCTCACACCGCACGAACAGCATATCTTTACCTCAAATCTCAAACGGCAGATCTTGCTTGACTCGGTACAAGGTCGCAGTCCCAGCCTTGGCTTCTTGCCCTTGGCCACCTTGCCTGAATTAGAAACTTGGATCGCTACATGGACATTCAATGAGACCATCCACAGTCGTAGTTACACACATCTGATCCGTAATGTCTACAGTGATCCCAGCGAAATATTTGATCAGATGCTGGAGGTCGAAGAGATCATAGCCTGTGCCAACGGCATCACTAGATACTATGACGATCTAGTCGAGTACAGCACTGCATATCAAATGTTAGGTGTCGGTAATCATGACATCAACGGCCGGAAAGTGGAGATCACAGAATATGAACTCAAGAAAAAATTGTGGTTGGCCTTGGCCTCGGTCAATGTTCTCGAGGGTATACGGTTTTATGTGTCTTTCGCCTGCTCATGGGCGTTTGCGGAGCTCAAGAAGATGGAGGGCAACGCAAAGATTATTAAACTCATCGCCCGAGACGAGAATGTGCATCTGGCATTTACTCAGCAGATGCTGAAAATCCTGCCGCAAGACGATCCAGATTATGCGAGCATCCGTGAAGAGACCATGCCTGAACTGGTCCAGATGTACGAGTCTGCCATGAAGCAAGAAAAAGATTGGGCAGCATATCTTTTCAAAGATGGCAGCATGATCGGTCTAAATCAGCAGTTGCTATCAGACTATGTTGACTGGATTGGCCATAAACGCATGACCGCGGTGGGAGTTCCGACCACAGCCCGTGGCGGCAGCAATCCTTTGCCATGGACACAGAAATGGATCGCGGGCGCCGAAGTGCAGGTAGCGCCACAAGAAACAGAGATCACTTCTTATGTCATTGGTGGTACCAAACAAGATGTGGATTCGTCAACCCTTTCTGGACTTTCACTATAATGCTCGTAATATATTCAAAAACCGTTTGCCCTTACTGCGTGCAAGCCAAAAATTACCTCACCTCCAAAAATATCAACTTCCGCGAAGTCAACATCGAAGATGATGCCGAAGCAAGAGAATTCATTACCCAACAGGGACTGCGTACCGTGCCTCAGATCTTCATGGACGGTAAGATATTTGTTGAGGGTGGTTGGACTGGTTTAAGTAAGATGAGCACAGAAGATATCGTCAATGAAATCGAGCTGCGCAATTCCTTACAAGACCAGACCCTATGAAACCCGAAATCAATCAAGTACACACATTCAAGTTATTAACTGGGGAAGAATTTGTTGCCCGGATACTGGAAATCAACGCTGACCACATGATAATCGAGCATCCTATCATGACCGTGATCAGCCAGCAAGGGCTGCAGATGATGCCCGCGCTGTTCTCAGCAAACCAGGACAAAACTGTCAGGCTAAATAATTCGAGTTGGGCCATGATCGCGGATACCCGCGATGACGTGCGTGACAGTTGGATCCAGGCTACCACGGGCATAGCACCCGTGCGCAAGTCCATCATAACTGGTTAGCATGCCACACAGGTTCGTGATCATGATCTCGGGCCAACTGCATGAATACAGCAGATATGAAGACATACCTGCTGTGTTCGATCATGTAATAGAATTCTGTCCCGAAATCCCACCAGGCCCACATACCCCGGAACAACATGATGAAATTGATTCTTGGGTGCCAAAGTTTGAGAGATTGATGGAGATAGAACATGCCTGCAGCGGCAAGAAAAGGTGATGCCGGAGTACCACATTGCAGTGGATATACCATAGCCTCGGCCTCTGGTGATGTAAAAATCAACGGCCGCGGAGCTGCTAGGCAAGGAGATGTATCAACCGGCCACCTACGACCTGGCAAGAAATGTCCCAGGCACACCGCTTCAATCAGTCGCGGATCTTCTTCAGTGTTCATCAATGGTCGTCCTGCTGCCCGTGTAGGCGATTCTCTAGCGGGATGCACCAGAGTGGCCACTGGGTCTGCTGATGTGATCATAGGATGACGGCGTGAGTTGCGGCGGCCCGATTAGTGCAGTAATGAGCATCGCCGGTGCTGGTATGTTGCCCGGTGCCGGTGCCATCGCGGGGCTTGGGTCAGCCTTGGGACCAGCTGCTGGATTGACCAGTGCCCTTGGTAGTTTTTCTAGCCTGCCCATCACTGGAGAATTTTCCAGCATCGTCTCTGGTGCCACTGGTGTGCTAGGAGGTGGTACCTTGGACAGTCTGCGCACCTTGGGTGCCGGCACATTTCCTGCTCTGACCAATGCCATACCCAGTGGATTCGCATCTAGCCTATCAACGCTGACCGGTGGTGCCACTGGAGTGTTCAATGGAGGATTCACTGGACTTATCAATACCACTGCGACCAATATCATGGGCGCAGGAGATCTCAGCAAGTTTGGCCAGATATTCAATTCTGCTGATGGATTTTTAGGGCAAGCCAATCAGTTGGTCAACAGCGGGTTGAACATCGGAGGATTGTCATCGACCTTTGGGTCTTTGACCGGGGGCATGGACAATCTCATGACAGGTAGTTTTAATCAGGTCACCCAGGCGTTTGGAAGCTTTGGTTCGGATCTTGGTAATCTTGGCAACTTGATAGACATGGGCAACCTTGGTAACCTCGGTGATCCCTCGGCCCTGGTAGGACAACTGGCCAAGGTGGGAGGCATAGTACCTGGAGTAGAATCTGCACTCCGCACTGCGGGACTGGATACTGGCCAGATAGCCAGTCTGGCCTCGGGCGCTTTGCCAAATCTTACAGGTACCGCCAACAAGGCTTTGTTTGAGGGCATGACAAAGATAACCGGCGGCGAGTTGACGCAAGTTAAAAGTTTGTTGGGAGTAACCACTCCCAACATAGGCAACATGGCTGATCTTCTTAATCCTGCCAAAATATTACCCAACAGCTTCCAGACTCTGACCACACCCACTCCCGATGGACTGCGAGGGATTTACACCGCATCGGGTGCAGTCAACTCAAATCTTGAAAAGGTTTTCCAAGTTCCGCCAATACCCTCTGGCCTTAGCAAAGGGTTAAGTCTCCCGAACATAACCAATTTCATTTGACATTCAATCACTATGGACTATAACACATTAAAAAAGATTATCCCACCTGATCAGGCCTTGGCCAATGAGGCATTGAGTCGGAGCCTCCGGCAGGTCAAAGACATCTTTAAAACTGATTTACCTAGCCTATCAGTGGCAGTCGAATCTCTAGAGAGCAACAAAGATCTCAATCTCATCAATGATCTTACCACACCAATTCCTCCAGGCGTGCAGAGTTTCCTTGGAAATACATTGGCTACTGGTACCGGTCCAGGTAACACTATTACCGTCAATGACATGATAGGCATAGCGGCCGGCAATACTGTGATCACTACTTTGCCTGACACAACTGCTGCCTTGCAGGATCTTGATAGCACCGGTGCCCTTGACCCATTGACTGCAAACTCAGGAACAGCTGGAGGCGCCACCAATGGCATCTATACAGTGATGTCTTACTGTCTGGCAAACGCTTACACCACACCTGATGGATTTGGTAATATCGATGTAACTATTCCTTTGAATAATTATATGTCGGGCACTCCAACTACCTACAATGGCCCAGATTCCAATGTAGCGATAGATCTCGCATTCGCAGGCACGCTGATCCCAAATGCTAATATCTGGATCACTAACATTGCTGCGAACAATGCATCACAGGCTGCGATCAGTAACGATGCCTATAATGCCATGGCCACGCAATTGGTTTACAATCAAAATAATTGCATCCTGGCAGGAATCGACATAGGAAATGTGGTCAACGACATAAACAATGCAAATCTGGTCCCTAATTCAGTTTCCACGGTCTTGGGTTTGACCAGTCGCTTACATGACATAGGTACAGAAATTTCCGACGGTGGCTCAGCGCAGTTCTTCCAAGCCGTGGCCAATGCCAATGTGCTCAGTGGTCAAGCAGTGATAGCCAGCATGCGCGAAGGTAGGAATATAGCGGTACTTAATGCAGTGGGCATACAGCTAGACACACAGTTGGTAGATATCAATGCCAATACCACAGTGGCCAATAATCTAGATTTTGGGCAATATACGGCCGCGCAAGCACAGGCCAATATCATCATTTAAATTTTTGTGTTGCAGGCGCACAGTATAAATAACCCTGAGGCGTTCATGCCTTATTCCAACTCTAGAAAAGGAAAATCAATGAAGAAATTAGCAATCGCAGCGGTTTTGGCCGCAATGGCAACAGCCGCATCTGCACAGAATGTTTCAGTGTACGGCATCATCGACACTGGCATCCAGAACTATAACACTGGAGCAACAACACTTACCCGTGCCACAGATGGTATCCTTGCTACAAGCCGTTTGGGCTTCCGTGGTACTGAAGATCTTGGTGGTGGAATCACAGCAGGTTTTACATTGGAAGGCAAAGTAGTTCCTTCCGCAGGAACTTTTGGTTCTACAGCAACCACAGGTCAAGCATTTGACCGTGAGTCTTCCGTATTTGTCGCAGGCAAGTTTGGAGAGATCCGTGTAGGCAAGACTGACATCTCTGCCGCAGAAGGTGCAGACACCTTGACCACGCAGGCAGGCAATTTAGGTTTTCACGCCAGCAATGGCACGGCCATTGAACTGGGCAGCGATGCATCCAGCACAGTTCGTTATACCACTCCTAAATTCAGCAACTTCTCTGCACAGATTGGTCGCTCAAACAATGCCAATGGTTCTACCACAGACGCTGGCACAGAGCTCACAGGTTACAGCGTGACCTATGATGACGGCAAATTGAAACTGATCGCAGGTCAGGTCAAGTTGGCTGCAGCCACCACAGTGGCCGAGCGTGACTTCACTGCCTATGGTGCAGCCTATGACTTTGGTGTTGCCAGCATTGGTGCATCATATGCCACAGGTGATGTATCCACCACAGGCGATGTCAAGAGCACTGTCAAGCAGGCCTCGATTAAAGTTCCCCTCGGTGCAGGCCTGGCAGCCCACGGTGTGTATGCCATCACCAAGGATGGTACACAGGCATCAGAAGGTGAAGGCAAAGGTTATACCGTTGCTGTTACCAAGGCCCTGAGCAAGCGTACCACGGTATATGCAGCTTACACAGCCATCACCAACCAAGCCAATGCGACGATGAGCATGGTAGGAACCACAGCAGGTACAGCAGGTCTTGATCCCAAGGCCACCACTGTTGGTATCAGCCACACTTTCTAAACTGTTTCACAGGTAGTACCCAGAGAAACCCTGCCCAGTGCAGGGTTTTTCTTTGGC